GGGCAGGCCATGAAGGACCGGTTGAGCGAGCGCATCGAGATGGAAGTCAGCAAGCTCTCCCGGAAATAGCCGTGCAGGATTTCTATGACGCCATCAAGGATCTGGCCGGGGGTGAGGTCTACGCGCTTGTCGCTGCAGAGAACACCCAGTACCCGGCCATTGTCTACACGCCCATCGGCCAGGAGCACATCTTCGGCATCGATGGGCCTAATTTGTCACGAAGCCTGCAGCGCGTGCGCGTGCAGGTCGACACCTACGCCAGAACGTACCAGGAGGCCTTGAACCTGCAAGACCAGGTCCTGGCGGCGCTTTTGGCGGACAAGAGCACCGTTGCCGATGTGCGCATGGGACTCAGTGAATTTGAAGATCAGGCCCGGCTGTACCGGGTGAGCGTGGACTACACCTACTACCGACAGGGCAGTTCACCATGAAACAAGGAGCATGTGCATGAGCAGCACCGCCATCACCGCCCAGGGCATTGCCATTGCCCGCTTTGGCACCACCACCTTTGAAACCATCCCCAATGTGGTTTCGTTTCAGGGCCCCGGCGGCCAGGCCTCGGTCATCGATGTGACCAATCTGGCCTCCACGGCCAAAGAAAAACGAGTGGGTCTGCGCGACGAAGGGCAGCTGTCGCTCAGCCTGCACTACAACCCCGAAGACGCAGTGCACCAGGGATTGCGCACAGACCGCGCCAACCGCATCCGTCGCCAGTTTCGGATCACCTTCACCGATGTGGCAGCTGCCACTTGGACTTTTTACGGCTATGTCACGCAGTTCAGCGTGCAAGGCGGCGTGGACGCGGTGGTTGAAGCCAGCGTGACCATTGAAATCGACGGCGACATCACAGAAAGTTAAAACCATGAATCTCCTGTCCAAAGAGGCCATCCTGGCCGCCGATGATTTGCCGCGTGAAGTCGTGAGCGTTCCCGAGTGGGGCGGTGTGGTGCATGTGCGCACCATGACCGGTACCGACCGCGACGCCTTCGAAGCCAGCCTGATCACAAAAGAATCCGTCCCCTCATCAAAAGACCAACGCATGCACAACGTCCGCGCGCGTCTGGTTGCGCTCACCTTGTGTGATGAGTCGGGCGAGCGCTTGTTCCTGGATGGTGAGATCGACGCTCTTGGCCGCAAAAGTGCCCGGGCGCTTGACCGGGTGTTTGCCGTGGCCCAGCGCCTGAACGGCATTGGCACCGATGAGGCACAAGCCGCAAAAAACGCCTGATCGCCAGCCCCGCCCGGCGCTTTGTGTTTCGCCTGGCGCTGGCTTTGGGCACGCCGGTGCGGGAGTTACTGGCGCGCATGGGCTCGGATGAGCTCACCGAGTGGATGGCGTTTTATCAACTGGAGCCCTTTGGCGACTTTCGGGCGGACTTGCGCTCGGCCATCGTGGCGTCCACCTTGGCCAACGCCCACCGCAGCAAAGAGGGCAAGCCCTTCACACCCGAAGACTTCATGCCCTTTGTGGATAAGCACCACAAGGAGCGCCGTTCAGATCAGCCCAAGGCCTCTGAGCTGGATGCAACAAGGCTGAACATCGAACGCTTCAAAGCCATGTTCGCGCACCGGATCAAAAGACCGGATTAAAAGATAAAACACCCCTATGGCTGATATCGGCTCACTGGTCATCAAACTTGCTGCCGATACTGCCGAGTTTCAGGCCGATCTTGGGCGCAGTGCGCGTTTACTGGACAAGCACGCCTCGGAGATGAAAGCCTCGCTGAAGCAGGTTGCAAGCGTTGCCCGAACGGCCTTTGCTGTGGTCATTGGCACCACCTCGGTGGCCGCGTTGCGCGACTTTGTCGTCCAAACCCTGGAGACCTCGGCTGCGCTGCAGGGCCTGGCTGAGCAAACCGGAGCAAGCGCCACAGCGCTGTCGGGCTTTGCACCAGTGGCCACCATTTCGGGCACTGCCATGGACGCCATTGGCGGGAGTCTGGCCAAACTCTCCAAGGGCCTGGCTGGCGTGGACGATGAGACGGCGGGTGCCACCAAGGCGCTTCAGTTTCTGGGTGTCCGCGCCAAGGACGCGAGCGGCAACCTGCGTGATCCGGCTGAGGTCATGAACGATGTGGCCTTGAAGCTGTCCGAATTTGAGGACGGCGCAGGCAAGACGGCCCTGGCCATGGAGCTTTTTGGCAAGTCGGGCGCGTCTATGCTGCCCTTCCTCAAAGACCTCGCAGAAAACCAGGACCTCAATATCCGCCTCACGGCCCAGCAGATCGAGGAAGCGGACAACGCCTCCAAGGCGCTGGCCCGCATGAAAGCCGAGTCGGGTTTTGTTGCGCAGACCCTGGTCACGGCCGCCATTCCGTCCATGACCGTGCTGGCGCAGGAGCTCAAACAGGTGCTGTTTGGCACTGACGATGCAGTAGGCGGCATCCAGCGTCTGCGCACCGATGGTTCGCTCACCACCTGGGCGCAGAACACGGCGTACGCCATCGCCGTGGTCATCGACGCCCTGCGCGGCATCGGCCAGACCATCAAGTCGGTGATTGGCAGTTTCCAGGCGGTGTGGGCAGACATCGAACTGGCCGGGACATTTTTAGCGGGAGGCGAGGGACTCAATCCGTTCTCTGAAGAGAACCGTGCACGCCTCAAGGCGGCGCTGGACAAGCGCAACGCGATCGTCGAGCAGGCAAATCAGAACTACGTCGAGCTGTGGGACATGCCACTCTTGGCCGATGCGGTCACCAAGCGCTTTGATGACATCCGCAAAGCCACTGACGCGAGCAGCACCGAAACGACTGCACCGACTCCCCGCAAGCGCCTGAACTACAGCACCGCCACCATGGCCGTCACAGCCACGGCCATGGCAGGCATCGACAGTGAGCTCAAGCGCCTGCAAGCCTTGGTGGATGTGGAGTCCGGCATCCTCAAGGATCGCCAACGCATCATCGATCTTTATGAAAACCAGGGCTACCTGAGTTTCAAGGAAGCCAGTGAGGCCCGCCTGGCGGCCCAGCAGGACTTCACGCAAAAGCTCTCTGCCTTGTCCTCAGATGAGGAAGCCGTTTTGCGCCGTGGCTTGGAGACGGTCGCGAAAACCAGCCAGGACAAACTGAGGCTGCAAGACAAACTCGCGGAAATAGCCCTCAAGCGCCAAAAGCTCGAGCGCGACGCCCAGCAGTCAGACCTGGAGCGCCAGATCCGCTTGCCGGGTGAATCGCTCAAGGATCTGCAAGAGCAGGCCTCGCGTGGCCAGGCCCAGTTGCGTGCGAGCGAAGAGCAGATCAAGACGCTGCGAGAGACCGGCTCCATCAGCGAGCTGGACTCGCTGAGCCGTTTGGCTGAGGCCAGGCAGGCAAGTGCCAATCAGCTGGCAACCCTGGCCAAGCAGGCGCGTGCGCTGGCAGACGCCGCCCCCGGCAACGAAAAGCTCGCCGACGCCCTCCAAAAAATCGAGGAAGCTGCGCGCCAGGCGGCAGACGGCGCTCAGCTGTTGACGCAGCGGGCTAAGGAACTCTCGGACCCCGAGGCGGGGTTTGCCAAAGGCCTGCGCGCTGTGGCCGAGGAAGCCGAGCAAATCGGCAAGCAGATGGAAGCGGCCACCGTTCGCGCCTTCAATGGCATGACGGATGCGCTGTTGGGCTTTGTGATGACGGGCAAGCTCGACTTCAGGTCGCTGGCGAACTCCATCATCTCGGACCTGGTCCGCATCCAGATCCAGCGCGCCATTACCTTGCCCCTGGCCAAAGCCATGAGCAGCTTCTTTGGTTTTGCCGATGGCGGGGTCATGACGTCAGAGGGACCATTACCTCTGAGGGGCTACGCCAGCGGAGGGATTGCCAATTCGCCGCAACTGGCGGTGTTTGGCGAGGGCTCGCGGCCAGAGGCTTATGTGCCATTGCCCGATGGACGGACCATACCCGTCACCATGAACACCAGCGCGGGTTCGGGATCGGGGGGCGGCGACATTTTCAACATTTCCGTGAACGTCTCGGACTCGGGTGCATCAACACGGGGTGACAACGCGGGCGGTCGTGACTTGGGTCAGGCGGTGGCCAATGCAGTGCGCCAAGAGTTGCTTGCCCAAAAGCGGGCCGGTGGTTTGCTCGACAGCAGGAGGGCTTTGTAAATGGCAGAGTTCACATGGATCCCTTCCGTGGGTGCCAGTCTGGCCATGCGGCCCAATGTTCGCCGTGTGGCTTTTGGGGATGGCTATGAGCAGCGCCTGGCCTTTGGCATCCACACGCAAGCCGAGGTCTGGACGCTGGAGTTTCGTGGACGCACCACGCAGGACGCGAGTGCCATGGATGCGTTCTTGCGTGCTCGCGGGGGTGTGCAGGCCTTTGAGTGGACCACCCCTGCAGGCACTGCGGCCAAGTTCACCTGCGAGGAGTGGAGCCGCTCAGTGGATGAGCCCAACATCGAGACGGTTCGAGCCACGTTCAAACAGGTGTTTGATTTGTCATGACCGAGTCCATTCAAACCAGTCCGGCGATCACCTCAGAAATCCAGAAATTGGCCCCCAGCGCTGTGATCGAGCTCTTTGTGCTCGATTTATCGCTCTTTGGGCAGGGACCCGTACGCTTTCACGCAGGGACCAACGCCCTCCTGCAGCGTGTGGTCTGGCAAGGCCACGCCTATGAGGCGTTTCCGATCCAGGTAGAGTGCTTTGAGGTCAACGGTGGCGGGCAGGTGCCCCGTCCCCGGTTGCGTGTGGCCAATGTCACAGGGTCGATCACCGCTCTGGTGCTGAGCTATCAAGACCTGGTGGGTGCCAAGATCACCCGCAAGCGAACCCTGGCCAAGTACCTCGATGCGGTCAATTTTGAGGGCGGCGTGAACCCGACTGCAGACCCCTTGGCCGAGTTTGCCGACGATGTGTACAGCGTTGATCGCAAGTCGCGTGAAACGCGCGAGGTGGTCGAGTTCGAGTTGGCTGCGTCCTTTGACCTTGAAGGCGTCAACTTGCCGCGCCGTCAGATTGTGCAAAACGTCTGTCCTTGGTCCTACCGAGGTGCAGAGTGTGGGTACACGGGCAGCGCGTATTTCAACGCCAGCGATGAGTTGGTGAGCAGCAGG